GGCGGTACCGGCGACGGCGAGATCAGTCCAGCTCTGTTTAAACCCGGCCATCTTGTCGGACGTTGTGGTGGCCGCCGTACCGGCCCCCTCGAGCGACGTCTTCGCATCCGTACCGAACTGCTTTATGGTCGCGGAGCCTTTGTCGTCGACTTTGAGCTCGATGAGGATTGTGCTTTGGTTTGCCATTCTCTCATGCTTTCTTCAACCGTTCCCAGGTCTTCCCATTCTTCGAGGGTCAGGTCGTTTGCGCCGAAAGGGTATCCGGCCAATTTCAAGTTCCGGATCCGGAAAATCTTTATCGTGTAACTATCAAGATCGCTTTGTTTCTTTTTTTCGCACTTTTCGCATGTCCACCCGATCAGATCCTCGCCGACCTCCGCCAGGCACGTTTTTTGTTTTGTCTCATCGCATAGCCCCCGGCGGATAGCCGCCAAGTCATCTATAAAGGGAGCTTTTCCTTACCCTCTTCTTTCACTTCCGGGGCCGGGTCGGCAGGGCCGGGCCAGGCTTCCTCTTTCGTTTCCGGGGCTGGGGCGGCAGAGTCGGGCCATTCTTCCTCGACCTGCGGTAGGATATCCAGCTCGGGGATCCCCGGCTTCTCGATCCGCATCATCGGCGCTTCAAACACATGAATCGCCGTCATCTCGATGAAGTCGGGGGCAAATTGCCTTATGGCCGCTTTCCAGCCGGCATCGTAGTTTGGATCTCCTGGCTTGGATGATATCAGGCCCTTCCCGGGGATCTTGAATCCGCCGACGCCGTTTTCGTCGGTAGGTTTGAACCCAAGGAGAACCGCCGATCCGGCTTTCATCCGGAGTTCTCCTATCGTGGCGACGATCTTCCCCGATTTTCTGGTGACATAACCGTTTGTATATTTTACCCGTTCCTGAGTTGTCGGGACGCGGATGTAGAGGGTGATCTTGTCGCCGGAGATCCGGTCGTCAAAGGTCAATTCGCAGGGTTCGTTGCTTAATTCTCGGGGCATGGTGACTTCTCCTTTCGGTGATGGCGGGGACACGATGCGGAATCATGCCCCGAATTTCACGGTAGTGGCGGGGACACGATGCGATCCCGCCGGGCGGGCTTCCGCATCATGTCCCCGAACTTGGTTATGCCGCGTAGGTCGCCTGGAGGTTCTTCACCTTCACGATCACCGAGCCGTAGGTGTCGTCCTCGAGGACCTGGAGATCTCCCGCTTCGGCGAGCCGCTTCCCGTCCGCCGAGATCGGCGCCGCGAGGACGGCAACCTTCGGGAAAATGATCTCGACCTGGTACTTGTGGGGGCTGTCATAAACCGCCCCTTCGGCCAGGATGTAGAGCCCCATCGTGTCGTTGTCGATCAGGTGCTGCTGCATGATGAACTCGCGGAATTCGCGGTTCAGCGTGATTTTCTGCGTCCGCCCGCCGCGGAGCGCCCGGGATGCATACGTGCCGCCCGCGCCGGGGACAAACTCCACCGCGAGGGCATTGTTGAACGACCAATCGATCGACTTGATTTCGGATGTCAATTCCCGGCCTCCCAGGAACGTGGTTCCGTTCCATTTCCCGCCGACTTTCAGCGTCATCTGCGACACCCGCAGCGGGGTCTCGTTGATCCGCGCGGGGAAGGTCATCCAGCCCGATTCCGTGGGGATGTAGAGGATCTCGTAAACGGCGTCGGTGGATTCGATGATGGTTCCGGGATCGGTTGCCGCATCGTAAATCGCAGCGAATGCCGAACTGTCGACCGGGATCGAAAACGAATCGGCGCCGATTTTGGTGATGACGTGCTCGGCGTTCAGCGCGGACCATTCCGCCTGGGTAATCCCCGCGATCGTCACTTTGTCTGTGCTGACCAGGCCGTGGCCGACCCATGTAACCACACAGGCCGCCGCTTTGGAGAGCCCGGCGATCGCTACCGCAATGGCCGGCGGGGTGATGGTGATCACGGCAGGCGTCGCAGCGGAAACCGCAGAGAAGGCGACGTCCAGATATTCGCCGCTGTTCGGCTTTAACACGCGGATCTGCTGGACGTTTTCCAGCCTCGTCGCGGCGCTTGCGGGGGTATCGTCCTGGATGGCCAGGGCGGCCAGAGTCAACGCCGCGGTGTTCATGGCGTCCGTGACGTTTTCTTTCGCGTTGTTATCGGTATATTTGCCGGTGCCCTTGATCGTCCCGGTGATTTTACACCAGGAATCCTTGGCAAAATTCGCCGTGACCGCGTCGACAAACATCGAGGCGAACCGCCGCCTCAAAACATTGTCGCCGTACCTCTGTGCCGCAGTGAAAGACGGCATCGATCGATCGTCATCGAGATCGCCGTCGATCGGGGTGATGGTGTGCTGATAGCCCACTCCGGCTGCCGCCGATGCGCATACCCCCAGGGCGTAGGCCAGCAGAAATGCAAAGTGCTGCGGCTGGGCCTTCTCGAAATTCGCCGACCAGTTGGCCAGCGAGCCCAGGTCATAGAGCGTGTCCGGCTCCTCTTTCCCGGTTGCCTCGCCTTCGTTCGACTCGCGCCGGTGCTCCAGGTTGATCACGTCGCCGAGAGCGGCGAGCATCGTCGTGTCCAGCGCCTTTTCCGTGTTGATCGCCGTCTCGCGCAAATTGGCCGAAACCGCGATCAGATCGTGCGTTGCCATGTATGATCGCGTCATGACTTACCTCCCTTTCTGGTGTCGGTGGGGACACGATGCGGCATCATGTCCCCACTTTCCTGAACCGCCTTCTTGCTGTCGTCGGCCTTCGCCGGGTTTGCAACCGCGGCGCGCATGGGCGGCGCGGTTGCGGTTTTGATTTCCGTGAAACTCTCGGCCATGCCCGGCGGGATCTTGTCGTAATCCTTGCCGGGTTCAAACCGCCCCTTGAATGGGCCTTCCACCATAGTGAAGCCCTCTTTCCCTTTTTTTAACTGATACATAACGCCTCCTTTGTCATTCTTCCCAGAGGGCATCGTATAGCCGGTAGATCAACCCGTAGGCCAACGTGCCACCCGCCGCCAAAATCAAATCCTCCCTAACCGGCCAGAGATAGCCGCAATCGGGTATCTCCAGACCAATCAAAACATCACGCGCGCTCTCGATGAGCGTGAAACACGACACGGCGCCGGCGGCGCGGCTTTTCTGGTTTTTCCCCACCAATACGATCAGAAAATCCATCGTATTGGCCGCCTGGTCGCCGCCGATAGTCTTTTTCTCCTCGAAGTCCGCCCCCTGATAGATCACATGCATGGCCGGGAGGCGCTGGGGCATCTTGAGCAGGTCGTCGATATCGCCCTGCCATTCTCCCACCGTCTTCAAGCCTGTGATGGTTTCGATCTGTTTGATGATGGCGTCCTGCACCGTCTCAATCATCTAGAACCCCGACATTTTCTCCCGGGTGAAAATCCGGGCGTTGGAGTCGATATTCGCGGCGTTGTCGGTGTTGGCCTGCGCGGGCGTGGACGATCCCAGGTTGATTGTCCCCGCGGCCACCTTTTCCGAAAACCGGATCGCCTCCGCGTGGCGGTCTTTGCGCACCTCCGGCATGCCGAGATCGCTCTGAGAATAGAGGTTGTAAAGGGCGATATCCACGCTGAGCTGAGTGATCTTCGGCGGAACGGGCGAGAGCGGAATTGTATAACGGCCCTGGCAATATGCGTCGACGGTGGCGTCGGCGTCGGCGATCGCCGCGGCGACCTTGTCGCCATCCACCACGCCGGCTCCGGCTTCGTCCGTGAGCGCGATCAGGGTCGCCTCGTCGATCCGATCGAGGATGTTTTCCTGGGTGCAGTAGGGCATTACTTTTTGCCTTTCTTGCCGGTTTTAACCGGGGCTTTGCCGCTTTCCTCCGCGTTGACCGGTTCTTTCTCCGGGATCTCCGCCGCCGCCGCGGGCGGATCCGGCTGCTTCTTCGAAACGATCTCCACGACGAGATTCGGCTCGGCCTGGAGAATCGCCAGCTCCGCGGGGGTGAACCGCTTATCCGGATATTCGACGGCCTCTTTCGGATGTGCGATTCCGCACCGGCGGAAGTTGTGTCGTTTGCTCTTAATTCGAATCATTTGTTCCTCCTTGGTTTCCTTTTGGGGACACGATGCGATCCCGCCGGGCGGGCTTCCGCATCATGTCCCCATCCCTATAGGTTAAGGGTTAGGCCAGCCCGGTGCTGCCGTAGCTCATCTGCCAGAAGGCGTAGCCGCCGGCGGCGCGCGCCTCGGCGCCGAAGCGGAACTTTTTGCGCATGAAGACGTTGTCGGTCTGGGCGTCGGTCTGCTCGACGAAGTTCGGCGCTTTGCGCTCCTGGTAGACGAACGGTTTCACCGGCATCGAGGTGCAGTGGAGGAACCAGGCCGTGGTGCTGGTGAGCCGCGGGTTGACAAGGAGTTTCGCCGTGCCTTTGTAGGGGTTCGGAGAAAGATCCGTCAAGGCATCCATCTCCAGCAGGCGTTTCCCGGTGATCTCCAGGGCGGGCGGAACCTCCAGGACGTCGGGGATCAGCGCCAGGGGCTGGCCGTCATCGTCCTTGAAACTCAGGATCGCCGTCCGGGCGGCGCCGTACGATGCGGCGGCCGCGGCGGCGGAAGCGGCAGAGAGCGCCGCCGTGCCGTGGTTCGAGACGCTGGCCCCGGCGACGGAGTGGTCAGTGTCGTAAAAATACTGGCCGTCGTAGCAGAGGTTCGCGAAGGCGTTATTCTTCAGGGCGGAGACGAGAATATCGGGGAGTTGCCGGGCGCTGTAACCCGCCATCTGCGCCTGGGGGGCATAGATGCCGAGGCTGTCGTCCTCGATATCGTTCCGATCCACCTCGACGGTGGCCTCCCAGTCGTCGTTGACGACGGTGTACTTGAAGGCTTCAAATGCCTTGATCACCTTGTCTCCGATCCACTTGCGCATCATCGGGAATTTCGAGAGCCAGGTGTAATCGTTCTGGCTGGATCCGGACGGAATCAGCATGGCCGTCTGCGCCCACTGGCTGGGGGCGGCGTCGAAGGCGTTGTTGAACGTGGTCTTCAAGGTCATAAAGACCGCCGCAATGGATGCTTTATTTACCAACATGGTTTTTTCCTCCTGTCTTTTTTATGGGTTTCATCTCAGCGGGGTCCGGTCCATTGCCTTTCCCCGCGGCCGTTTATGTTTCCGGGGACACGATGCGATCCCGCCGGGCGGGCTTCCGCATCATGTCCCCAACCGCATTACGCCGTCAGGAGCTTCTTCTGGTACTCGATCCAGGCGGCCAGCATGATCACGTCATCCGTGCCGAGGGTCCCGTCTTTGGGTTTGATGGTCAATTCCATCGCCGCGGGATAAGCGGCCAGATCCGCCAAGGCGAGGGCCAGCGTCACGTGCTGCACATGCTTTGTCGTGTCATCGCCCGTCATGGCGCTGGAATCCCCGCCGAAGCTCGCATCGACATCAAATGCCGCATCGACCACGTTGTTGTATGCAGCAACGGTGAACTTCACGGCGTCTCCGAGAGTAGCCCCTACTTTGGCCGCCAGGACATGCAACGTCATATTGGCGGTGATGTCCGCATCGGGCGGGACCATAACCTTTGCCCCCACCGCGAGCGGCGCGGCATGATTGTTCCAGCGAACGCCCAACCCTTTCGCGGTGACGCAGTAGCCGGGAACGTCGCTCGCGCCGTCAGCGAATGCGGCCAGCGCAACCCCGGCGGCACTGAACGCCGGCGTGGGGATATTGATAATTCCCTTGGCGGTCAGCAGGTCCTGGTAGACCTCCTGCAGGGCCGCTTCCGTCTCGGTCTGGGCGGTGAAGTTGCCCGCGTCGGCAATGGAAATAGCCGAGGCGCTGTGGGCGGCGACCGCGTCGGCGATGTGGGCGGCCAGATCCGCCTGCTTGATCGCCGGTTCGATATCCACCCAGGCATGGGTCGTATCGATATAGGCGGCGATGATCCCGCAGAAGATTTTTTGGGCAACCTGGGCAGTCACGTCGACCGTCTGGTCGTCCACCAGAAAGACGTTGTCGCCCAGGTTGGCCTGTGTGATCGCGGTGCCGAGGGTCATTTTGAAAAGCCCCCGCCTCCGGACGTTGACGCTTAGATCGCCCGCATTTCCGGAAGTGTTGTCCCGGCGTTCCTGCGCAACGCCCATGAAGATCTGCCCCGCCGAGTCCGCTCCCGGCACGGCGTAACCGGCGGCGTTGACGCTGACGAGCGCCCCTGCGTATATGATGTCCGCATTGACGACGGGAATGGGCGTCTCGACGCCTTCGGTGTACTGGATTGCATTGTCGGCCGCCAACACCGTGCTGAAAAAGACGAGCGGCATACTATCCTCCCAGCCGAACATCTTCGCGCTCAGCGCGACGAGACAAACGATCATAAGGATGAAAAACGTCGTCATACTCCCGAAACTCTTGGTGATAAATCCCTTCATGGTATCCTCCTTGATTCCCCGATTCCGGGGCTTACGTTATTACGTTATTTGTTGTACTTGGTGAACGTCGCGTCATCGACGCCCATCAGCCGGTTGACCGACTTCTGGAGGTCGTCGGAGACCGCCCCCGTCTGGTCCTTGGCCACGACGATCTTGTCGACGGGGATCACGCTTCCCGTCGGCCGCGACAGGACGATCAACTTGAACGAATCCGGGCTTTTGAGCGCCAGATCGCGGCCCCATTTGTCGAGTTCCTCGGGGCTCGTCTTTCCCTCACTGAGGGCGAGCGTCACGAGGTCCTGCTGCT